CTAAAAAAGGTCTGGACATTCACACTTTCCAGCTGGGAAGTATTGGCAATGTTGTAGGTTAGTTTGTTTCAGTTTGGCAAGTAATTCCATATTTTCGGTATAGTCTTGATTTTTTGCTACTTGCTTGAATATTCTATACAAATGATTGGCGAAAATATCCGCTATTTGTATTATAGTATGGTTTGCTGAGTCAAAGAAATCAACTTTCACATCTGAAACCCTATCACTTTCTACACACAACTTTGTTTGTAGATACTCTTCGAGGGCTTTTAAACTTTCGACACTCTTGTTTCTATCGTCCAAGTCTAGTTTTAGTGGTGTTTGATTGTTTAGGAGTTTATCAGCTTTTAAGAACATCAGATAATTAAAAGTAATGTTTGGTTTTTCTCTTAGCCGTGGCAAGGCGTTGTAATTGTCAAATACCAGGTAATTGAATTGTATATCTGTTTTTGCAATAAGTTGGCTAAAAACGTAGTCTTTAAACTCTATTGACATTTGAGAGCCTTTTATTTCAGATTTGATGTCTAGTAGTACATCGGGATTGTGTTTTAGGTAATTTACTTTGGCTTTTCTGAATACCCGTTTTACCTTATCTTTGTTTGTGGCAGTCACTCCAGCAATGATAAAAAAACGGTTATTAGGGGCATTGTTTGTAGTAATGCTTCCTGATTCGTCTAAACTGTAATGTTGCATGGTTTCCTTTCTTTTTGATTTATTCCACGCGCCGACCTGCTGGGGTTTGCGTTTTTTATGTGTCTTTTCCCGTATCCTCTAACAGTTTTTTTAAATTATATTGGAGTTGTTCTAATGTTTCTACCAAAGATGTAAAATAGCTCGCAACATTTCGTAACTCAAATAATTCTTGTAATTCTTGAGGTTCTAAACATTCATTTTCCATACCTCTTTTTAATTCTTTATCAGCAAAATTGTTTAGATAAGAAACTTTGTCAGATATTTTTTCATAATCATTATCTAAAATACCGTTTAGCAGAGATAATTCAATATTTAATTTTATTCTAAACTTTCTAAATTCATCTAAATTGTATAAGTCAAGTTGTTTATAGAATTCTTTTGTTACTTTGTCCTCATACCCCAACAAATACCCCACACTTACGCCGAAATGTTCAGCGAGTTTTTTAGCATTTTTTTCCCTAATTGAACTTTCTCCATTTTCCCATTTTTGAAGAGTTCGTAAGTTAACGCCAATTTTTTTGGCAAGTTCATCTTGAGTTAAATTATTTTCTTTTCTCAAAATTTTTAGCTTATTCATATGTTTTAACTACCTTTCAAGGCACATTATAACATAAAAATGAAAAATATGAATTAAAAAGCCGTTTTTTTCTTGACAACGCCTTTTAAATACGTTAAAATCACAAATATAGCAAAAAACGGTTTTTAAAGCCGTGTAAAAGGAGGTGTATAAATGCTACTAACGGAAGACCATGCTAGAAAAGTACGGCGCAAGCGTGCGGACTTAATGCTAACGAAGAAGGCAACTGCTGAAAAGCTAGGTATTAAGCCCCAAACCTTGACCAAAGTAGAGCAGGGCAACTATGACGCCCCGCGCCGTATCTATGAAAGTGTCATAAATTGGCTACTAGAAGATGTGTAATTTTCCTAACTACCTTTCACACACACTACAGGAAAACGACACAGACAAAGAAAGGAGATAAACCATAGGCGGACTACTTTATCTAACCCTAAAAAAGACAGCTAGGCACATTCTAGCTATCTTACAATGGCTATTTACTCATGATTGTCCACCGACCAAGAGCAATCACATGCAGAAAAAGAACTAAAAACCATTTTAAGGGCGTACCCCTTAAAACTACGACCAACGACAAAAACAAATGATTAAACGATAATACAGGTTTCCCCACCTAATCCAAAGAATAAACACGCAGGCGCGTGCTAGAAAGGAAATACAACATGACCACACTTGAAGAACGTTACTGTATAGAGCGTAGAGCCTTTTTAGGACAACGGGCGACACGCCTAGAACTCCTAGAAAGGGTTATCAGCCTAGAACTAATGGTAATGGATATGGCGGACAGTACACTAGACACAGACTTCCCAGAAATGGCAGTCACTACAACACTAGACCATATCGCAGATTTTGGCGATGAAGCCCTATACTTACTAGAGAGCCTAGACCATGACGGCGATTATAAATCCCTTTGGGAGCATACAAAAGACACAGGGGCAGACAATGGCAAGTAAACAACTTGAAGCACTCCTAGAGCGTGCTAACAAGTCAGATGAAGAGCTAGACTACATTACCGATTATCTAGCTAGTTTGAATAATGAAGCCATAGAAACGACCCTAGCGGGCAAATTTGAAGCCGTTAGCCGTTTCATATGGGAGATACAGGACTATTTACAAGAAAAACTAAAGGAGAAAACACAAAATGAGCAAGAAACAGACCTATAAAGAGTTTAAAAAATGGGTAGATGACCAAGTAAACATGGCGGAAGCAATGGGGCTAGATGAAAATGCTGAAGTTTTACCCGATATGGTGGAACATAACGCCCAAGCATGGGTACAACTCCAAGAAATGCTAGAGGAACGTACCTTACATTATCAACCAAGAGGGAAGAGAAAACGAGGTAAACAACATGGCGACAAATAACATTGTAACCATTACTAGCGCGGAACTTATCCACCTTACTACCTACGCTTTCTATATGAAACATATTTCCAAAAGCCTACAAAACTTTACAAAGGAACTAGAAAAAACGCTTGAACCTAGTAACGTAGCTTATTTAACACTTGCTTGGGCTAAAATCAAAGAAGAAAGCGAGCGAGCAATAGAAATCCTAGAACCCAAAACCAGCAAAGAAGACTATAAAGCGGTTATGGAAGAACTTGAAACGTTAAAAAATACACAGTACACCACAGAAGATATAGCTCTAATGACGTGGGAAGGATTTTAGAGAGGGTTGAAATGATTAAAACACCATTTACGCAGGAACTACTACAACAAGTTTATGAAGATAATGGGCTAGTTAGCTTTGATTTACTCCTAGAACGGCTAAAAGGTTGGACGATAGAGGGAATTAAGGCACGTTTTAACCAATGGCGACACCGTGGAATTATCTCATATAGCTTGCTGAATGATGAAATTGATGAATTTCAATTCTTAAAAACCAAACGAGAAGAAAAACAAGAAATTACCGAGGGGCGGAAGTTAAAGCTAGACGAGTATTTTAAGCAAGTTTTGGCAACGGCTGACATTATCAATAAGCCAACGGCAAGCGATACAAACCGCCTAAAGGCTATCCAGCTCCAGCAACAAGCCCTAACGGAAATACCCGACGACATTTACAAAGAATTTTCTGAGGTTTACGCCTAGAGGGTGTTAAATTCTCAAAAAAAGGCACATTCTAGCGATTTTTTAGAATGGGTAGTATAAAGATACCGAAAAACAAAAAAACGCTGTATAGACGATTTTAGGCGGTATATTGAACAGGAAGGAAAAAACAAATGGCAGAAGCATTGTTAAGCGAAAGCGCAAGCCTTGAACTTATCCGCGGTGCGTTAGTTTTGGCGCGTGAAATGGCAAAGGACGAAATAGAACGGCTAAACAAAAAGCCCCTACGACAAGGGGAGGTAATGGAGTTGTACGGCTTTGACCATAAATACATGAAATATTTAAAGTCATGCGGGTTAAGGTCACGCCGTCAAGGGAAATCTATCTACTATGATGTGCGAGATGTAGAAGAAATACTAGAAAAGTTGAAAGAATGACAACAAAAAAAGGCTTACACCAGCGACCAAACTGACAAGCCTTCAAATGATTAAACAATAACCAAGGAAGGGGGAACCCTTGCAGGCCTTTGTTATTGCCTTAATCATACCATAAGGACAATGAGAAGGCAAGTCAATATTATTTATTTCAAGATATTAAGATTTTTAAAATCATAAAGCACACACTAGCTAGGCTATTATTTTGGCACACACTTACAAGATAAGTTTGGGGCGGGCAACCGCTGGGGATAGTCTAGGCTAGATAAAAAACGTATAGTAAAAAGAAAAATTGTAGACAGGTCAACACACGGAAAAAGCACGCGCCACCGCGCGAGCCAATACCAGAAATACAAGAATAAAAGCAGAAAGGAGAGAAAATGGACTTAAAAGGAAACGACAAGCGTATATATAGCCTAATCGGTGTAGGAATTGAAAAAGCCATCACGGCACGCTACATAGCACAACAAACCAACCTAGATAAAAGAACGGTTAGGGAATGTGTTAGACGGCTGATAATCAAGCATAAAATACCAATTATTGGCAACCGCAAAGGCAATCATAAGGGCTATTTTATACCAGCCAATCATAGTGAACTAATGGCAGGTATTGGAGCGCTTGAAAAACAAATCGAGGAAGAAAAGAAACGGCTTGAAGTATTGCTAGAAGCCGAGGTATAAGGAAAATCATACATGAAACAGTATTTTAAACAATTTGAAGAACGGTTACAAGTTGCAGAAGAAAAGCTAGACATTTTAAGCGATTGGCATATCGCCAAAGGTCACAAGGGAGCTACTGAAATTGCTGAAGAGTGTAGGACAGCAGTTACATCGCTTTGGATGGAGTTTTACAGACTATCAGAGGCATATAAAGAGGCTGAGGCAGGTCATGAAGAGTTTTATCAAGCGAATGTGGATTATTTGTTAGGGGAATTAAGAAAACACGATAATATACTTTTAGAAAATGCGCTATCAATCGGGAAAGACCGCCCCAACTATCTTTTGTTTGATTATCTAGACAAAGAACAACGGATTTTTGAAAATCCTAACAATTTAGCAACAGCGCCAACGGGGAATATTTGGCACTATATCCGCAGTCTAATTATCAAAGACCAAAAAGAACGAGGTATTTTATAAAATGCAAGAAATGAAAATAGAACAAGCTTTAACACTCATAGCAATATTTACACCGCTAAACCTCTTTCTATGGTTTGGCGTTGGTTTAGGCAGTATGCAAGCCCCTATTAGACCAGCAAAGACAAGCCAGCGGGTTATATTTAGATGGCTGGGTGTTTGATACTATCGCAAATGGAATTTACACCCAGGAAGAAACGGCTATTTTTATTAGACAAATGTATTTACATGGCTATGATTTTGAACAAGTAGTAAGCTTATTTACTGCTATTGTGAAACGGTCAAGCCTAGCAAGTTATTTCTTAGATGTGATGAAACGGTTTTATTTTACTGAAGCTACAGGAAATACAATAGCATACATCATCAATCAGCAAAAACAAGATACAAAAATCATAAGCTAGACCATAGAAAGAAGGTGGGTAGTATTACACAGTGTGGAAGACAAATAACTAGAGAAACGCAATATAATGCGCGTGATATACGGCTTAGAACGTTTAAAGGTTGGCAAGGGAAAGTATTTCAATTTGTCCAACACAAGCAGGAAGAACGCTATAGAAAGCTATTAGAAGACGGGTTAGACGATAAGCAGGCACAAGCAGAAATTAAAAAGCCTGTTCCACCTTTGATAGTTGCCCAATATATGGCGGAATTGCTGACAGTTTGCAGAATTGAAAGCGATGAGGGAACAAAACCCGTTTATTTTTATAACCCTGATGAGGGAATTTATATCAATGATAGGGAATTTTTAAAAGACTTTATAAGTATTATAGAGCCACGGCACAACAAAAAAAGGGCTAGCGATTGTATTTACCACTTAACCCGAAAAGCACCACATAGACAGGCGGAAAACGCCCCACATTTGATAATAGTTGGCAATGGTATCTACAACCGAAAGACACGGACACTAGAACCATTTACAGAAACAAGGGTATTCACTCATAAGATACAAACCAACTACAATCCACACGCCCAAAGCCCGACTATAAAGGGCTGGGAGTTTAATGGCTGGCTATTAGATTTATTTAACGGAGATAAAGAACTTTATCAGTTATCACTTCAACTACTCAATGCCGTTGTACGTGGGGAAAGTTACGCCAAAATGTTTTGGTTTGTAGGAGAAGGCGGAACAGGAAAGGGAACGCTACAAGAGTTATTTATAAACCTAATAGGACGGCAGAATATAGCAAGTATAAAGATAACGGACTTAGATGTTAATAATCGCTTTACCCTAGCCCAAGCAATCGGAAAACAAGCCATAATAGGCGACGATGTGCAAGCTGGTGCCGTTATTCGTGATACTTCTAAACTATTCAGCCTAGTTGGTGGGGATACCGTAACGGTAGAGAAAAAAGGGAAAGACGCGTATAGCACTTTTATAAAAACCGTTGTCATTCAGTCAACAAACACCCTACCAAAGATACGGGGAGACTATCATGCTATACGGCGTAGAATGGTTATATTACCCTTTAATAAGCACTTTAAGGGGAAACCTAACCGAGCAATTAAAAACGATTATATCACGCGCCCTAGCGTTTTAGAATACGTGTTAAAAACAGTTATCGACCTAGATTTTAAGGATTTTATAGAGCCGAGCAAGTCTATAGATTTACTAGACGAATACCAGGAAGCCATAGACCCTGTTTTAGCATTTTCACAAAATCTATTTACTAATTTACATTCTACCTTTATCCCTAATGATTGGGTATGGTGGTACTTTACAGGATTTGCAGATTATCATAATTTTCAACATAATTTCAGTAGCCAGGTTTCCATACACACTTTCCGCAATATTTACCCGAAGATTGGGAAAAACTGGCTTATCCTATTAGTTTACCAAGAGGGGCAGACCTTCCCAAAGGTTTCTACCCAAAGGAAGACCAGCCCCACTATTTACCCCTATATGTGCCAATCAAAGGGAAGGCGCAGAGGGGCTATAAGAAAAAATAAGTTACAACACTTACAACACTTGGTACAACACTTTTTAGAAAAAGTGTAGTGACGAAACCCCAACAGCCCCAACGCTTTACATAATATTACTACACTTACTACACTTATTATATATAAAGTAATAAAAAAGAAATATACTTTCTTGTGTATGTATATATTATAAAAAATTCAACGTATTCAAAAAAAGTGTAGTAAGTGTAGTAACATCTCCAAACCCCTTGCGCCCCAAGGGTTTTCGCTACAACACTTTATAATTCTAAGTGTTGTTAAGCGTTGTAAGGTGTTGTAATTTTAATACAGAAAGAAGGTGGAATTATTGAAGCAAACGAATGTAGAGAACTTCAGAACGCGAACCGATGGAAAGTATAAGGGAATGCTGGAAGGGCACGCCCAATGGTTAGAAAACTTAGAGCGTCACTATTTCCCGAATAAGTCCGCTAGTGAATATGACAATCTGAATGCGCGTGAGGAAGAAGGGAAAGAAGCTAATGAATGCAGTTGAGCCAATACGCGACAAAGACGATATTCAAGCCATGAAGGACTATCTAAGGTCATGGAATGAAAGGAACTATATTCTATTTCTTGTGGGAATAAACACAGGTTTTAGAATTGGCGATATATTAAAATTAAGAGTTAAGGACGTCCAAGGCTGGCACATTAGAGTACGGGAACAAAAAACAGGTAAACAGAAAACTATAAAAATGACCCGAACACTAAAGAATGAGTTAAGGAAGTATGTAGAAGGCAAACCGCTTCATCATTATCTTTTTCAAAGCTGTAACGGTGTAAATAAACCGCTTGACCGCCGTACAGTTTACTGGATATTAAAGACCGCTGGGAATGATTTAGGTATAGAAAATATTGGTACTCATACTATGCGGAAAACATTTGGCTATCATTATTATAAAAAATATAAGAATGTAGCTGATTTGATGACTATATTTAATCATTCAAGCCCAGCAATCACGCTAATATACATAGGAGTTAGACAAGATGACCTAGATACTAAGATGGCTAATTTTGACATTTAA